ATTGAAAATAAGTATATTATATTGATGGAATAATAGATAAAAATTAAAATTTACATATAATGGCAAACAACAATTTGACCATATTTCAACGATTGGACAAAGCATTTAGGTCCCCAAACAGAGTTGGTATATCTGATGACCTCCTTACAAGCAAAGGTGACGGTAATCGTGTATTATATACAACAAACGATAAAGCTGATTACGAAAAACAACTTGCGTCGTTACAACAACAGAAATATTTAGCTTATCAATGGAAAAAGGCTGGGGCTGATAATGCAATGGCAAGCCTTACTGGCTATACAGCCGTAAAATTAATGTATAGGGACGTCGATTTAATGGATGGAACTCCAGAAATAGGAACAGCATTAGATATTGTTTCTGAAGAGGTTTGTCCAATAACATCAGACGGTACTATGTTGGTTATAGAATCAAAATCTAAAAGAATAAAGGCTATATTAGATGATTTATTTGTAAATAGATTACATATCTACACAGACTTACCAATGATTGCCAGACACGTGGCAAAATACGGTAACACGTTTGAATTATTAAATATATCAAAAAACGATGGAATTCTTGGTTGGATGATGCTTCCAGTTTATGAAGTTGATAGAATCGAAAATGGTTATGGGGCATCGTATGCTACAGCATTTGGTGGTACAAGCGAGATAAAACCAGATGAAGTTGAATTTGTATGGCTTGGGCATAATCAAAATAACCCGTATAAAAATTGGCAAGTGGCACATTTTAGACTACTTAACGATTCGTTCTTCTTACCTTATGGTGTATCAATGTTACATAAAGCCAGAAGGGCCTGGAGAATGTGGTCAATGATGGAAGACGCAATGCTTATTTGGCGGTTAGATAAAGCTATCGAAAGAAGAGTTTTTAAAATATATGTAGGTAATCTTGATACCAGTGACGTTCAAGCACTTATAGATGACATAGCAAATAGATTTAAAAGGACAGAAATTATAGACCCAGCAACTGGACAAGTAGATTTGAGAAAAAATTTTCTTGACGTAACTAGAGATTTTTTTATTCCAGTGCGTAATGAAGGTGCCGCTAGCCCTATAGAAAACCTTCCTGCTGGAAATAGCCAGATACAAATGGAAGATATTGAGTACATGCAAGAAAAAATGCTTTGCGCTATGAGGGTACCAAAAACATTCTTAAATTTTCAAGAAGCTAATGGTAAAGGCCAAAATTTATCGTTCATTGATGTTAGATTTTCTAGAATGATTAATAGAATACAACAATTCATATTAATGGAACTCAATAAAATAGCTATGATACATTTATACCTGATGGGTATTAGAGATGACATAACTAATTTTAAATTATCATTGCATAATCCTTCATCACAAATAGAAACACAAGAACTTGATGATTTAACTAAACGAATTTCTACAATGCAAACAGCATTGGCTGACCCAGGAAACGGAATACCAATGCTTTCATTACATAAAGCTCTTCGAGACATAATGAAGATGAAAGATTCGGAAATAAAAGATATGCTTAATGAAATTAGATTAGAAAAGGCTATGGCAGCTGAACTTGCTATGACCGCAAATATCATTAAGAAAACTGGTATTTTTGATAGTGTGGATAGATTATATGGCGACTTTAATATAGTTAATGGTGACGCCCCACAGCCACAACAACAACAAGAAGGAGAAGATGGAGGACTTGGTGGGTTTGGCGGTCTTGGAGGAGGCGGCGGCGATTCTATGATTGGTGACGATTTCGGTGGTGATATGGACTTTGGAGGTCCAGATGATAGCGGCGTTGGTGATATAGGCGGTACTTCTGGAAGTGCTCCTATGGATTCAGCGCCTGATGTGGACGCTGGCACACCATTGATGGAAAGAAAACATGTTAAATCGTTCATTGGCGAATATCTTGACATGTTATCAAAAAATGATGCACCAATATCTGACAAAGCATTTGATTTTACTTCTTTAACTGAAGTTCTTAATGAAAATGCTACTAAAATTATAGACAATGTTAAACAACTTGGTGATTAATAAACTATTTATGTGAAAAAAACATTATTATGGAAATTAATATACAATCTTTAAATACAATCCAAGAAATTGAAACATTAAGAAATGAAATTAATGAAAAATTAAACGAAAGGCGTTTATTCATTGAGAGTTGTGTAATGGGTGATATGCTCTCAAGAAAGTCTTTTGGCTATATTAAAGAGGCCTTTGAAAATATTTCACATCAATTATTTAAAACTAAAGGCGGTAAAAAAATAATTAAAGAGTATGCTGAATTAGTAAAAGGTACGAAAAATTTATCAACACTTCATACTATATATGAAAATTTAAGAAAAGCCGATAAAAACGCTGATATTGATTTCCTAATCGGTAAAATAACTACTACAAATTGGGGACTTGATTTAGCTTCAATTAATGAAGACACATATAAATTAGGTAGAATACTTGCAGAAGGTATCATTTATTTGGGAAACGAATGTTATTCATTACTTCCAGAAGAAAATAAAACATATTCTGACGCCGTCGAATACATAATTGAAAACAATATAGGCAAAAAAAATATTGTTGATTATAGCAATGCCGTTAAAATAATTAAGGAACACATTTCTCAACGTGAAAATTCTTCGCAAATAAAATTAAAAAATGTTAATATTGATAATTTAGCTGAGTCATTAATTAAGAATTTTAATGAAAAATATGCCGATGAACTAAGTGAAATAGAGATTTCCACTCTTAAAGAACTTTGTGAAAGCGAAAACAGAGAAGATGTTTTTAATAAATATAAACACTCTTGTATAGAATCTTTAAATGCTGCTATGAATACATATGCTGATAATAACAACACTGAAGCGGTATCGAAAATGCAAAACTTAATTGAACAAGTATCCAAAAAAGAGTACTCATTAGATACGATAACAACTGATATAACTAAATTTGTCGAAATTACTGATATATTTTAATTTAATATGACAAAAATTATATTAACTGAAGCTCAATTTAAACGTTTATTATCAGAAGAAGCTTATGTACAAGCTTTGTTTGAATCATTTAATGTTCCTATATCGTTTTCTAATTTGAAGCATAAAGTTAAAACTGCTGTTATTGCTGGCGTGGCATTAACAACAATTTGTAGTGCAATAAATAAATTACACATGGACAACATAAAAAAGCAGGAATTAATTGAACTGGCAAAAATAGAGGCCGAACAACATAAACAAGACAGCATTTTTGACGTTAAAGTTGACGCTTGCAGACGATATATGGAATATGCGCTAAATAACCAAAATAAAACGTTAAAAGATACTAAATTAAAACCTGAAACGTTAGTTAGGTGTGCAATGAAGAATAATTTTGACTTACCGTTTTTAATGGCTGTTGCGCACCAGGAAAGTTGTTTTGGTACTGGGCCAAGGTCTCTTAGAACTAATAGCGTCTTTTCTGTTGGGTCATACGATGACGGTCGTAATATTTTTACTTATTCCGACCCTAATGAAAGTGTTGAAGATTATATTAAGCTTTTGAAAAAAGATTATCTTGTTAACGGTAAAACACTTGCTGATTTATTAAAACCAAACTCATTTGTAAATTTCGATGGAAAGCGATACGCCAAAGATAAAGACTACGAACAAAAAATTCTCAATATACGTAATAGAATTATAAAAAAGTATCCAGAATTAAATACAAATAGTTAAAAAAATTATTTTATTATAATTCTTAACTCTTCTTCTATTGGAACAATGAGGTTCCCTTCCTGATACGTTTTACCTTCTGAGATTATATCGCCGTTGAATTTTATTTCAAAAAAACCGCGATAGAATCCTTTTTTTTTGACATCTCGTGGTTTCCATTTGTATTGTAATATAAATTTTTCCTCACAACTATTTTCATCTGCTATAACAACATTTGCTTCTTGGTTTGCGACTTTTAATATTCCAGTCTCTTCGTCAACCATGCTAAAAGTAACAACACTGTCTTGTATTGAGTCGTTAATTAACGATTTTTGAAAATCATATCTACCATCGTTAATTAATTCCATTTCCAATACTGGGTTTATTGAGTTTTGATTTATAAAAAATTCTTGCATTATAGTTTAATTTATGTATAAATAGTTTACTAGATATTAACATTTGACGAATTTTTAAAAAAAACTTATATTATTAGTAAACAATAAACATGAAAAAAATAAATAGTGACATTTCATTTGAAAACAGTGATTTTAAAATTAAAGTAGGTACTGTAGATAAAAAAAATCCAACAGCATTATATCTAAATATTGGGACTTATGTTACCCCAATAGATAAAACCATAAATTTTAAATCTGAAATAGAATCACTTAAAAAAACAATCACAAAGGATGTTGGTGAAATAGTTGAAAAAAGTTCGATTTTACAAAATCAGCACATATTTGTTACTGATATAGCTGTAGATAGGTTAGCTTTTGGCAAAAAATCATATTTAGAATTTAATTTATATGTAAAACCAGAACTTTTTGCCATTAAAGCATGTAATAACAATTTTCACAATGTAGCTAAATTGTTTTACGATAACAGTATCAATAATATTGTTCAAG